ACAGACTTGTTTAAAGAAGCCATGTCTGGTGAAGACTATGAAGAGCCAGCCGATGACGAGGCAGAAGACAAGAAAGAATCTGAGTATACAGAGGCCATTGTTATCATTGCTAACGGTGGTACGCTGCTGAAGGTTGAAGCCAACCCCTACATGATGCAAGACCGTCCTCTGGTTGCTTTTCCTTGGGATGTGGTTCCCGGACGCTTCTGGGGCCGTGGCATTTGTGAGAAGGGCTACAACAGCCAGAAAGCCCTTGATGCAGAGCTTCGTGCTCGTATTGATGCCTTAGCTATGACTGTCCATCCAATGATGGCTATGGACGCTACACGTATGCCTAGAGGTGCTAAGCTGGAGGTGAGACCCGGTAAGAACATTCTAACCAACGGCAACCCAAATGAAGTGCTGATGCCCTTTAAGTTTGGTAGCATTGACCAAATCACCTTTGTTCAGGCTGAGCAGCTCCAGAAAATGGTACAGATGGCTACAGGTGCTATTGATGCTGGTGGTATGTCTGGTGTTATTAATGGTGAAGCTGCTGCTGGTGCTGTTAGTATGTCTCTTGGAGCCATCATCAAGCGCCACAAGCGTACATTGATCAACTTCCAAGACTGTTTCCTTATTCCTCTCATTGAGAAGAGTGCCTATCGCTACATGCAGTATGATCCAGAGAACTTCCCTGCTCAAGACTTTAAGTTTGTAGCAAGCAGCACTCTTGGTGTCATTGCCCGTGAGTATGAAGTGACACAATTGGTGCAGCTGTTGCAGACATTAGGCCAAGATAGCCCTATGTACCCCATGTTGGTGGAAGCTGTTGTGGATAATATGTCCTTGTCTAACAGAGAAGAGCTTATTAACAAGCTTAAACAGCTCAGCCAGCCCAATCCACAGGCCCAGCAAGCCCAGCAAATGCAGATGGAACAGCAAATGGCTACAGTACAGGCCCAAGTGCAGCTGTTACAGGCTCAGGCAGCTGAGAGCCAAGGCCGTGCCATCAAATATCAGACAGAAGCACAGGCAATTCCTACACAACTGGAAACAGACCGTATCAAAGCTGTGTCAAATAGCTTGCCACAGGATGATAAGGGTGACAAAGAGTTTGAAAAGAGAGCACGACTTGCTGAATTGGTGTTGAAAGAACGTGAAATCACCAGCAAGGAAGCTATTGTTGCTAAGCAAATGCAGGGAATGTAACTAAAAAGTATACAAAAGGCTTGACATGTCAGGCTTTTTGTGTTATAATAACCACATAACATCCACGTATAAGGAGAAATGTTATGTCAGACAGAGAGTATTACGACAATCTTATCAGTTTGTTTGCATCAACGGGATGGAAACTATATCTAGAAGACTTAGAGGACAATCTCAAAGGCCTACAGGATGTATCCACCATACCAAGTGCAGAACAATTCTGGCAAAGAAAGGGACAGGTCGAGCTTCTTACTCGTCTTATCGGCTACCAGCCTCTTATTGAACAACACTATGAGGCAGAGTATGGCAGTTAAGGCGTTTGATTATGCATGTCCCAAGGGCCACATCACAGAACATTTTACCTCAAGCATGGAAGAGGAAATAACTTGTCCTGAATGTAGCCTTCTATCAACTAGACAAATCTCAATTCCCTTTGTGAAGCTGGAAGGCATCACAGGCGATTTCCCCGGGGCACATAGAAAATGGGAACTCGTTAGAAAAGAGAAGATGGCGATAGAAAAGAAGCGGAACGCTTAACAAGTTAAGCCTCCTTTAGAATTTTTCCATAATGCTATTAAGCACGGAGACTATATGGCACAATTTATTGACGAAAGTTTAGACAACTCGACTGATGAAGTTTCTAACATTGTAGAAGACCAACAAACAGCTGATGAAGCTAATGTTGACAACCAACCACAAGAGGAAGAAATTCCTGAACGATATAAGGGTAAGAGAACTACTGAGATTATTAGGATGCAACAAGAAGCTGAGAAGCTAATGGGCAGACATAGTAAGGAAGTAGGTGAACTTAGACGTATCGTAGACGATTTTGTTAAAACTCAATCCGTCACAAAACAAGCCCCGCAGGACGAAGAGATTGATTTTTTCTCTGACCCTCAAAGAGCTATTGAACAAGCTGTCGCTAAGCATCCAAAGATTAAGGAAGCTGAAACACTTAACGCACAACTCGCAAGGCAAACAGCTTTGCAGCAGTTGCAAGCAGCTCACCCAGATTATCAAGCGGTCTTGAATGATGAAGGATTTTCTGAGTGGGTTAGTAAAAGCAAAGTGAGAAGTGAACTATTATCTAGAGCTGATCAACGTTATGACTTTGATGCTGCTGATGAACTCCTTTCTACATGGAAGGAACGTAAGCAGATGGTGAGTCGTGAAGTTACTATGCAAAAAGAAGAGAGAGCTAGACAAGTGAAGCAAGGCTCAACTGGTTCTGCAAGAGGAACTGGTGAGGCATCAAGCAAAAAGAAGTATCGGCGTGCTGACATTATGGCACTCATGCAAAATGATCCAGATCGTTACATGGCACTCCAGCCTGAAATCATGTTGGCGTACCAAGAGAAACGTGTAATCTAATAACTTTATGAAAGACTTTTAAAATGGCAACCTCAGTATATCCCGCCCAAGGCGGCGCAGTCGGTATCACCGAAGGCACAAACTTTACCCCTGAACTTTGGTCTGATGAGATCATCGCTGCTTACAAAAAGAACATGGTGTTGAGCCAGTTCGTTCGCAAGATGAGCTTCAAAGGCAAGAAGGGTGATTCTCTCCACATTCCAGCTCCTAGCCGTGGCCTCGCTGCCGTGACTAAAGCTGAGAACACAGCAGTTACTCTGCAAAACCTGAGCCAATCAGAAATCGTTGTGTTGTTGAACCAGCACAAAGAAGTGTCCTACCTCATCGAAGACATCGTTGAGACACAAGCCTTGCCAACCCTGCGCCGTCACTACACTGACGATGCTGGCTACGCTATGGCTTTGGATGTTGACAATGCTTTGTGGGCTTTGACCAAGGCTTTGGGCAACGGTGACGGTTCTTCTTATGTGCACAACCGTGCATTCCAATTCAACACCTCTACTGGTGTGTTGGAAGCTTATGATGCTGACGGCACTGGTGACATCGGTGCATTCAATGACATCGGTTTCCGTAGAGCCATCCAGTATTTGGATGACACTGACAACCCAATGGATGGTCGTGTGTTCGTTGTTCCTCCTTCATTGCGTAACCAGTTGAACGGTCAAGCCCGTTACACTGAGCAAGCATTCGTTGGTGAGATTGGTGGTCAAAACACTATCCGTAATGGTGAAGTTGGTAACTTGTATGGTATCCCTGTCGTTGTGTCTAGCAACTGCCCCACACTGGAAACAGGCGTGAAGGGTGCGTTGTTGGCCCACAAAGATTGGGCTGTGATGGTCGAACAAATGTCTGTTCGTTCACAAACTCAGTACAAGCAAGAGTTCTTGGCTAACTTGTTCACATCCGACATGTTGTACGGCACTAAAGTGCTCCGTGCTGATGCTGGTGTGTTGATGGCTGTAGCAGCCTAAGAGAATAGAGAGGCCCTCACAAGGGGCTTCTCTTGTTTTTAAAGGGGCTTATTCGCTATTCGCAAATAGGCTCTTTTCACAACAAGGAGAATATATGGCTATATGGAGAGGGACGGGGGGCGCAGGTGAAAGCACTAGTGATTCATCAGTTTTAGTCACCACACAGAAAGCTGTTGAAGCTGCGGCTTCTGCTGCGGCTGCTTTAGTTTCTGAGAATGCAGCTGAAACTGCTCAAGCTGCTGCAGAGGCAGCGGCTACTGTTGCTGTAAACGTAAAGCCTGAAAACATTAAAGGTGGTGCGGCAAATAGAGTTGTTTATCAAAGTGGTGTTGATACTACATCATTTATACCAGCTCCTACAGTGGGTTCAACTTTTCTTAAGTGGACGGGTTCTGCTTTTGAATGGGGCGCTGGTGGTAGTGGAGTTACTTCTGTTGGATTAACAGCTCCTAGTTTTTTAACTGTTAATAATAGTCCCATTACTTCATCTGGAACAATTTCTTTAAGTTATTCTGGAACAGCCCTTCCTGTGGCAAATGGAGGAACAGGAGCTACTACTGCTTCAAGTGCTCGTAGTAACTTAGGTGTAGTAATTGGCACTGATGTCTTGGCTCCTAACGGAAGCGCAGCTTCTCTTACAAGCTTCCCAACTTTTAATCAGAACACTACAGGAACTGCTGCTAACGTAACAGGAACTGTGGCTGTTGCTAATGGCGGAACAAATCTAACAACTTATGCCACGGGCGATATTCTTTATGCCTCTGCTTCTAACACACTATCTAAATTACCCGCTGGCCTAAACGGATATGTTTTAACAATTGCAAGTGGAATTCCCTCTTGGTCTGTTCCTAGTAACGGTGGTGGTGGGTCTAGCGGAGCAGGTAATGCTTACGGCTGGTTTATCAGTTAATAAGGAAAATTCATGTTAATTCTTGACACAATAAGCAAAACAATTACGGCAGTAATGTCTGGTGCGCCAGCCACTACCCAGCCAAACTATGTAGTAGCTTGGGCCGATAACAACGGCACAGTTTTTACTGAAGGATCATCTGATGGTGTACTAACTGGCGTAACGCCTGTAACAATAGTGCCTTCACCAGCAGCATCTACTCGTAGAGTTATTAAATCTATTTACATTCAAAACACAGATACGGCTGCTGTAACAATAACAATTGGGTTTTATAACGGAACCTCTACAAGAACTATTGCAAAAGTTACTTTAAATCCTAATGACACATGGACAACTGAAGGAACATTTGACTCATTAGGTAGTGTTAAATACGCTGTAGTTCAAACAGTGCCTTTTTCTCTTACTGCTGGAACTGGATTATCTGGTGGCTCTTTTGATGGTTCTACCGCAAGAACTTTTACAATTGACAGTACAGTTGCAACACTTACTGGGACTCAGACGTTAACAAACAAAACGCTAACAGAGCCAATTATCAGCACGATTAGCAACTCTGGAACATTAACTTTACCTACAGGTACAGTAACAATTGTTGCTAGGAATACAACTGATACGTTGACAAATAAACGTATTGACCCAAGAATTACTACTTTTGCTGCTATTTCTACTTATGCTCCAGACATAAGCACAACTGATATAGTTGTAGTTACGGCGCAATCTACAGCAATGGTTTTTGATCCGCCAGTTGGAACGCCAGTAAATGGAAATAAATTAACTTTTAGAATTACAGATAATGGTACTGCCCGTAACATAACATTTAGTAATGCTACTGGAGGTTATAGAGCTTTGGGCGTAACAATACCTATAGCTACTACTGCTAGTAAAACTCTTTACGTAGGCTGCATTTACAACTCTACTGCTAATCTTTGGGATATTGTAGCTATTGCTCAACAGGCGTAATATGTCACAACCAAATGAAAATTTAATACAGCTAACTCCTTTGTACACGTTTCCTTACAAACAATCAATTATTACTTTTTATAAAGGTAATGCAGGTGAAGGTTTACGTAAACATGAACACAATGATTCACATTTAACTGTAATATCTTCTGGTAAAGTTTGTATTCGAAAAGAAAATATTTACAAAGAACTTGTAGTGGGCGATCAGCCAATCAATTTAAAAGAAAATGAATGGCATGAGATTGAGATTCTTGAAGACAACACAATGTTCTTCAATGTAATGTAGGAGAAACTAATGATTAACTATATTATTTTTGATGCTGATGGAAATTTTTCTAACATTGTTGTTGGAGATGAATTTTTTATTCCTCCAATTGGATGCACAGCACAAGTATTACATGATGGGTATGAGTGGAATGGAGCAGAAATAGTTAAAAATTCACGTTCTCCCATAACAATAGAGACAATATAAAATGG